CAAGAGGCCCGCAGGAATCCATCCTGCGCTCGTGAGTACAGGGTGATTGACGGTCGCGGTCAAACGCTGGCCGGTGGCCGTTGTGATGACGACCATATCTCCATCGTGCCACCTGCGACTTACGGCAGAAATGCCAACAGCCGAAGTGATGAGCGCATCGCCGGGTAAGCAAAACGGGTGAAACGGCGGGTTCGGCGCCTTCGCCTTCGGGTACACCCCACGGCCCAGCCCGTACTGATCGCGGCCGGTAATCAAGTCACAGATGCACGGCGCAGTGCTGGTGCGGCTGCGGCGAATCTGCACGTACTCGACGTCTGCGTCGTCCATAAGGATCTGCGCCTCGCGCTGCGAGTAGGCTCGGTGCGATTCGGTCCTGGCGATGCGCTCGGCAAAGTACCGAACGCGCTCGTAAAACGCCGTTTTAAGCGCTTTTTCCAGCTCATCCCTGCCCACGGTACCCTGGATGCTGTCTATCGCGTCCAGGAGCTCGCTGTAGGCCGCGCGCAGGGCCGGCGTGCTGAGGTTGTCCACCTCCAGGCGCGCGAAAGCGGTGGCCATCTTGCGCCGCACGGGGTCCGGGTCCAGGATCTCGCGCATGTACTTCGGCAGCTTCGGGTTCTCGGGGTTGATCTGCAACGGCTCGGCGTCTGGCTCGCGAAACCCGTAGCCCTCAAACAGATCCAGCGCCAAGCGCCTAGCTTCCTGGTAGCCGCGCAAGTTGCGCTGCACGATGCCGGCCACGATGTTGGAGACGTCCTGCGCCTCGGCGTACAGCTTGCGCGACAGGGACACGGGGCCGATGTTGATCGCCAGGGCCGACTCGGTGCCGACGCTGAGCTGCAGCACTGCTGACAGCGAGGCGGCCATCAGGTCGGCAAACTTGCCAGTGAATGAGTCCATGACCCGCGTGATGGCATCGCGTGGCGGAATGCCTTGACGCATCAGGTCCATGGCGCGCTGATAGGCGGCGAGCACCTGCGCCTCGACGTCGGCCGATAGCTGGTCCAGCAGTGCGAGTTCTTCGGCTGGTGTCATAGGCCTTGAATCCTAACCGCTGCGGCGCCTGAGTCGCGCTGGCGGATCATGGGGGCCAAGGCGTAGCGCACGGCGTCCCAGATGTGATTGTTCTTGTCCACTAGCTCGGGCAGCACGTCGCCGCTTTGCCTGTCCACCTTGTAGGACCACAGCCTGGCTTCTTCTGCGGCATGCCGGCAGCGCGGGTGAATGATGATCTGGTCCATCGAGCGCAGGTAGGCAACTCCGTCCTCAACACTGCCAGGCCACTTCTGAACCGCGTGCAGCCGCGAGTAGCCATGGCGCTGCAGGTAGGAAATGGTCTCAGGACGCGCTGAATCGGCCCTGGTTGCAATTTCTCGGGCTCCGGGTGCCGTTGGTACTGCGGCGTCAAACAGCGCGGCTGTGGCGTCGATTTCGCAGCCGACCTGATAGGCCTCGCGCTCGATGTACAGGCGACGCTCATGCAGCCACACGCGCACGAACGCTGTCGGGTCGCTGGCGAAGCCCCAATCCGCGCCCTGGTAGGGGCCGTCCCAATCATCCATCGGGTTGAAGTTCTGAACGCTGTACTTGTTGCGCAGAACCTGAGCATCGCTCGTCTGCCGGCATTCGCCTTCCCAGACGTGAGCGTAGGCGTCGGGGTCCGTGCGCAGCAGCCACTCGCGCTCGGCGGGCAGGGAGGTCTCGGCAAACCATGGGTTGTCGTTCCAGTTGACGCGCCGAATGATGGCGTCGTCGGGCGGGTTGCGTACCAGCTGGTAAACCGCGTCCGACTCCTGATCCGGGTTCATCGTGACCCAGATTTCCGAGCCCGGTTTGCGGATCGTCGGAACTAGCGTCTCCCAGGACGCCTGACTGATGGCCTGGCCTTCCTCAACCCAGCAGATGTCGATGCCCTCGAGCGACTTGATGGCCTGCGCGTTGTTCTTGATGCCCTTCAGGCCTTTGAACAGAAACTCGCTGCCGCAATGACTGGTGATCTTGGACTCCTGGATCACGAACGCGCCAGTAAGCTTCAGCGATGCGATCTGATCGCTCAGCAGCTGATGCACCGAGTCCTGGATGGAGTTCTGCAGCTCACGCGCGCACAGGATGCGGATCCTAGACTGGGCAGCCCTCACCAGCAGCATGCGGGCCATGGCCCAGCTTTTGCCGCTGCCTCGGCCGCCCCAGGCTACTTTCGTTCGTGCTGGTTTGAAGAAGTCCCGCGACCATGGCGGCAGCGGGATTCTGGTTTTGTCTGTCACTGCGGCGGCAGGTTGACAAACTCAATTGCAAGGCCCAGCGGGCGGTCTGCGTCGCCTGCAATCTCGAGTTTCTCGCCGTATTTCTTCGGCGCCAGTTTCGACAGCAGCCACTTACGAGTATCTACCTGCAATTTATGTTTCTGCACCGCCGCCCAATCCCGCTTGCCGTCGGCTTGAATCTCGACGTCCTTGTCGGATATTTCGAGTATCTCGTTGGCCATGCGCTCGATCAGGTTCTCCCGCGCACGCGTGTACCTGTCGGCAAGGTCGGTATCATCATCCAGCCATCCCAGAAACGTGCTGTGCGGGATTCCTGCGGCCTCACAGGCCTTGAAAGCACTCAGCCCTTGACCCATGCCTGCGAGCACTTGATCGGCGATCCTGGCGCGTTCTGGGCTGTCCGGCTTGGTTCGTTTGCGGCTCATACCGAATCCTCCTTCGTCAACGCCCACACCATCAGCACAGCAATGCCGGCCGCAGCAGCACTGCCTCCGAGCATCAAAATTCCTGCGCTTGTCAGGAACAGGGCTACGGTCTTGGTCATGCTTGGTCCTTCGGCTTAAGGCGGATTCCCTTGTAGATCATTCTTCCATGAACCTTGACCTTGCTGATGTCCGGACACTTTCGCATCAAAAGGCCCCACTCGCAAACCGTGATCGCAGGATGCCTTTTCCTTTCCTTCCATGCGGTCAACGATGCGAACAGATCCTTTGCCGATTGCTTCGACCAGCTTTCCACAATGCACTCGTCTTGAACCCATTGCCTGATGTCGTCTCTCATGTCTGCCTCCAGTTGCGGAAGCCTAGTATACACCAGGCGACACTTGCATCCAGTGTGTAGATAATTACTGTGTTGGGGAGACGTGGGGGAGACCTGAAGCAAGGGGTGATGGTCATCCGTATTAACGGGTATCGTGTGTGCGTGTGCGCGGGCGCGCGTCGATACCGTTCAATACGGACAACCCTCACCCCACGCTTCATGTGTCTTCTAGTGTCTACCACATTCAGGGTAAACCCTGATTCTTGGCCTTCTCTGACGCATTCAGGTCGATGCCCTTCAGCGTCCTGATGCCCTTCATCGCAACCTTCACCAGCCCAGGCACCAGCGTCATTTTCTCGCCCCAGACCGTCTGAGACGGCTCATGCTCCCCCCTAGACTGCTTCCAGCGGCGGAAGCTGGCGTACAGATCGGATGATCTAGCCTTGAGGTGAGACATCGTTTCGCAGCACTCCTCAATCCACATTGAGATGTCGTCGTGCTCGCTCATGTAATCCTTGCTGACCGCCTCCACGCGGGTCGGTATGGCCAGGCCATCGGCGTACCACTTCACCGCACCACGCACCGCCCACGCCATGATTCCGGGCGCCTCCGCCTTGAGTTTCTCGGGCAGCTTGTGGTCCTTAGCAGCGCCCTCGAACTTCTGCTCGAACGGCATCAGCACCATGCGCCTGGCCATCGCTGGGTCGCCTCCCTTGAGGCGCGGCTTGTGGTTGCCGGCGATCAGGTGCTTGTGCGTGATGTCGAACGAAAAGTTGTCCTGCCGCATGTACCGCGCCGTGATGGTCTCGTCGCCCGTGAGTTCCTTGATCCGCGCCTCGGCCCAGAATGCGCCCTCCTCGAGCTCGTTGGAGACCGCCAGCCGCTTGCCCTTGAGCTGGGCCAGTTCGGTCGGGTGGCGCTCATGCTTGGACGACATCAGCACCGTCGTCGGCAGTTTCAGCGCGTAGCTGCCCATCATCCACATCAGAATGTCTAGCAGCGTGGACTTCCCATTGCTGCCGTGGCCGTGGGCGAAGAAAACCTTCTGCTCTCTGCGCTCGCCTGTCAGGCAATACCCGCAAAGCCGCTGCGTAAACTCGATCATGTCGGCGTTGTCTGAGAATACCTGTGAGATGAACTTCGACCAGATCGGAGTATCTGCCTGCGAGTTCATTGATATTCTGGTGACGTGCGTCAAATACTCGCCTCTGCTGCGCTGGCGGGCTTTGCCGGTCTTGAGGTCGATCACGCCATCGGGCGTGTTCAGCAGAGACGGGTCGCAGTCCCACTGCAGTGATGGCACCACGATGTCAGGGTCTGACTGAGCCAGGAACAGGATCGAGTTCACCGCCTTGGCGCTGGTGATGGCCTTGCGGATCTTGGCGTCGGCCTGCATGGCCATGGCTCGAGCGGTCTTGCGGGCCAGATCGAATCGGATCAGATGCTCGTCGCGCACCCAATGCGTTCCGGTGTCGTGCATCCAGCCCATGCCCGGAGTCCACCGCATACCGGCGCCGAACATGGCCACGAAGTGCATGGCCATGGCATCGTCGCTGAACTCTGGCGGCAGCAGCTCGATCTCGCCCGTGTCCGGGTCCACCACAGATGTGGCCTGGGGCGGTGCTGGCAGCGTCTGCGGCGCCTGCGGCACGAAGACCGAGACGCGGGGCTTTAGCCACGCAACGCATTCTGTCCAGGTCTTGAACTCAGCGTCTGCTGCGTCCCAGCCATCCGGCTGACCATTGACATTGACGATCTTGACCTCGGCGGCCAGCGGACCGATGATCTGCGCCACACGCTGCATGGCCTTGACGCCAGGCTCGTCTGCGTCCGGCCACAGCAGCACCTTGCGGCCCCGCAGCGGCGTCCAGTCGGCCTTGTCGGCGGCCATGGCGCCAGCAGGCCAGGTCATCACCACGTAGGGCTTGCAAAACTCGGCAGCGGCGTCCGCGGCTTTCTCGCCCTCGACCACCAGCACCGCGGCATCAGGCCTTGCGTGCAGCTCCTGCATCCCATACAGCGGCCTCGGCGCCGGCCACTGGCCCATGCCCCAGCGGTCGCCGTCGAACGTCCAGGGCACGATCTGCTTGCGCTGGCCTGCTGGCTCGTAGCGGGCTACGTAGCCCAGCACCTCGCCGTTGCCATCGAAGTAAGTCCACCGCCGTGCCGGCCTGCCGAAGCGTGGGTGGATGCACTCGCAGTCTGCGCTGGCGTCTGGCACCGGAGTCACCACGCGGCGCTCCGGTTCTGGTGGCGGCGCTGGCGGTCTCGCGTGGCCGTTGAGGCGCGGAGTCTGCGGAACCTCGCCACCGAGCTGCCGGAAGGCCTCGCCGTTGTTGACGTCGTGCACCGCCGCGTAGAGCGAGATCAAGTCGCTGCCGTGGTCGCCAGTGGCGAAGTCAGACCACGCGCCGCTGGAGAGTTTGACCTTGAGAGACTCGCCAGCCTCGCCGTGGAGGTTGCCTGCCACCCAATACTCGCCGCGCTTGCGGCCGCCTGGGAGCCACTCGGAAACCAGATTTTCAGCGTTGCCGAGGAGTTGACGGGCCAGACCGTCGAAGTCGAGGGCCGCCATATTTAGATCGGCGCCACGTGATGCTTGACGCACGCCGGATCTTCACCAGCCAAGCCCCACGCAATAGACCACGCTCGTTCTTGCTCTTCGG